GTATACTATATTCCTCGTAAACTATTAGGAACGGATTCTGTTTTTACTGAAGACACTGCATCAAAATTTGAAGATGCATATTTGATTGAAATGTATGTAGATACCATTGATGGATATGAGGGTGAAAAAGAACTCATGTCTAAGTTTGGTTTGGACATACAAGACGATGCAACCTTTACAGTTGCAAGAAGAAGATGGGAACAATTTATCTCAATAGATAATAATATTATTGAGTCAAGTCGCCCAAATGAAGGAGACTTGATTTATTTCCCAAAAGGTAGTAAACTATTTGAAATTACATTTGTAGATCATGATGATCCTTTCTATCAAGTTCATAATCTACCAACTTACAAACTCAAGTGTAAGACATTTGAATATAGTAGTGAACAACTTGATACTGGTATCGCTGATATTGATACCATTGAAGATGATAACTCTATGGATGCGTTGTCACATCAAATGACAACAGAACAGTCTGGAACTTTCAATGAAGGCTTTAGATTGGAAAATGAAGATGGACTTCTTATACAAGAAACATATGTATCTGGCAGTATTGTTGGACAACAACTTATATCAGAAGACGAAACGCATGGTGGTTCTATTGCACTAGAAAACGCAGTTAGTGGTGCAGAGACTTCCTATATAATACTAGAAAGTTATATCGTAGATACGATAGACGAAAACGCACAGAATGATCTTTTTGAGAGTCTAGATGATGACGTATTAGACTTCTCCGAATCAAATCCATTCGGTGATGCTGGGATGAAATAATTATGATTGGACAATATTTTTATAACGAATCAACAAGAAATGTCGTTGTGGCATTTGGAACACTATTCAACAATATTCAGTTGAGTAAAAAGGACGCAAATGGCAATGTCATTCAGTCAATGAAAGTTCCTCTTGCATACGGCCCAAAACAGAAGTGGTTGTCAAGACTGACAGAAGACCCTAACCTTGCAAAAAAGGTTGCGGTTACACTTCCTCGTATTGGTTTTGAAATTTCTGGTATCTCTTATGATTCATCCAGAAAACAAAATAAGATAATGAAAGTTAAGAAGGTTGTTAATGGAACTGACAAAGATACCCTAAAATCTGGTTTCATGCCTGTTCCTTATAACATTAACTTTGAGTTGTTCGTAATGGCAAAGAACTCTGATGACGCACTACAGATTGTCGAACAGATTCTTCCATACTTTCAACCAGAATATACAGTGACTTTAAGAGAAGTCCCAGAGTTGGAAATCATTCGTGATGTTCCGATTGTATTGAACAGTATCTCTTATGAGGACGATTATGAGGGAGACTTTGCAAGTCGCCGTTCTATTATATACACTCTATCGTTCACTGCAAAATATCACTTGTATGGCCCTGTTACTTCTACGAATGTTATTCGTTCTGTTCAAGTCGATCAATATGCAGACTTGCCAGTTAATGCGCCATCAAGAGAACAGAGATATACAGTTGAACCAACACCAACAACAGTTGCTGCATCAGATTTTGACCCAGATGACGATAACTTCGGATTTAATGAGACTACCTCATTCTTTGAAGATGCAAAAACTTATGACCCTAAGAGTGATACAGACGTATAAATATAGGTAAAGAATCTAAAGGATTAACGAACAATGGCAATTAGAAAAATCGTATCAAGAAGTATCGGAACAGATGTTATTGCTGCAGAAGACCTCGCAGCAAACTCAGTTACCGTTGCTGAAATTCAAAATGGTGCAGTCACTCTAGACAAATTGTCTGCAACTGGAACTAAGGATGCAACGACATTCCTTAGAGGAGATAACTCATTCCAAGTTGTAGATGTAAACGATGTTACTGGTGATTTTACCGTAGACACTGATGTATTGGTTGTTGACTCTACGAATGATAGAGTTGGTATAAACAAAGCAACTCCTTCACATCCACTTCACATTGAAGCAACTGCAGCTGGACAAACTGCCATGAAAGTGGAGTCAAACCAAGCGGGTGCAATGAATGTCGCATTTGATGTTGATACGGATAGAGACTTGTTATTGCAAATGCAAGAGGCAGGGTCTACTCGTTGGGACTTTTTAATGAATGGTTCTTCGGGAACTAATGCGTTAAAATTTAGAAATGAAAATGGCAGCACGGTTATGGATATTCCTCAAAGTGGATATATCACAAAACCATATACACCATCATTTCAGGTAAATGGTGACCCATCTAAAGATGGAAGTAATATTGTTTATAATTTCAGTCAGGTGACCTCTGGCCAAGCATTTAATAACGGAAGTCATTATAATAACTCAAATGGAAGATTCACTGCTCCTGTTGATGGAAAATACTTTTTTACGGCAGGAATTTGGGCCCAAGCTGGTCAAAATAGCTATTTAACAATTTTGAAGAATGGTAATGAGCACGTAGGTGGTCACATTGATGCGGATAACCAGGCGTCCAGTGGATATGTTAGTGGAGTAGTCAGCATGGCCGCAAATGATTATGTTCAAATTAGGGCCTTATATAGTATTCAAGGGTCAACCCCTAGAAACTATTTTGGTGGATTCTTAATAGGTTAAATTAGGAGAAAAATAGAATGGCAAATATTACAGTAGAACTTACAGATACACAAGTTAAATGTCTGGAGTATGCAGCAAACTCAGTTCAGGCCTGGGCAGATAATGCTCTTACAGAAAGAGCAAGAGTTGCACAAGAAGAAATCATTGCAAAACTGGTTGCACATTGCAATGCAGAGGAAATTGCACTTGCAGTTGGTATTGATGCACAAGTAACCCAAGCATATGATTTGGGTGTTGTAGATACTGCTGCAAATCGTCAAGCAGCGATTGATGCAGAATAATGTCAAACCAATCTGATATGTTAGATAATGTTCTAGGAATTACAGAACCAGTGGAAGACGCAATGAAAGTTGTCTCTCCACCAAAACCTGTTCTTGTTCCTAAAACAGAAATGAACGAAGCAGACGTTGACAATGATTATAAATATCAGAGAGAAAACTTTTATAATCTGATTGAAAGAGGACAGGATGCAATTGATGGTATCCTAGACCTTGCAAGAGAATCAGAACATCCTAGAACCTATGAGGTGGCTGGGAATTTAATTAAACAGGTTGCAGAAGTCACAGAGAAACTTGGAGACTTACAAGCAAAGATGAAGAAACTCAAAGAAGTTCCTAACTCTGCACCCAAGAATGTTACTAATGCATTATTCGTTGGTAGCACAGCAGAATTACAAAAAATGTTAAAGGGAAAAGAATAAGATGCCATTAACTAGATTTAAACTAAGTTCCATCGTTGACGGTGGCATTACAACTGCCAAGTTGGCAGATAGTGCGGTTACTATTGCAAAAACAAATAACCTTTTTGTTAATACCGAAATAAGTGGAACAGAGGCAGCAAGAATGCCTGTAGGGACAACTGCTCAAAGAGCAAATTCACAATCTGGTGATATTCGTTTTAATTCAACATTTAATTTGATGGAGTTTTATGATGGAACAGAATGGAAAGCAATTGATACTCCACCTTCTATTACATCAATTTCTCCTTCTTATATTGATGTCGCAGATAGTAGTTTTGATATTGTTATTACTGGTGCAAACTTCACAACTGGTGTTACCGTAAAGGCAGTAGGACAAGATTCTTCTGAAGTTTCTGCTGGAACAGTCGTGGTAGATTCAGAAACTCAAATAACTGCAACATTTGATGGAACTAGTTTCTCAGATGCACAGGAAGATTATGATATTGTTGTAACTAGCACTTCTGGACTTTCTGGACAACTTTCAGATACTCTGGCGGTAAACCAATCTCCAGCATGGACTTTATCTTCTGGTTCTTTAGGAACAATTTATGATAGTGCAAGAAGTAGTGTTTCAATTACTACTGGTGCTACAGATGCAGATGGAGAAACATTAACATATTCTGTTTCTTCTGGTTCTCTTCCTTCTGGACTTTCTATTAGTTCTTCTACTGGAACAATTTCTGGAAATGCTGATGCAGTTGGTTCAGATACAACCTCTACATTTACATTAGCAGTAACGGATGGTGTTGCTACTACTACAAGAAGTTATTCTATTACAGTCAAAGCACCTGTTACAGAAACCATAACATCTTCACAATCATGGACAGTGCCAACTGGCGTTACTAGTGTTGATGTTAGAGTTGCTGCCGGAGGCGGTGGCGGCGGCGGAGGCGGTTCTGGTGGTGGTTGTGGTTATGCATCCGGCGGTGGCGGTGGCGCTGGCGCTAACGGTGCAAGTAATTCATACAAGGGTGCAAACGGCCTTACTGGTGGTAACTATGTTGGTGGTAATGGTGGTAATGGTGGTGGGTCTAATTACAATTCAGTTGCAACCTACAGTGTAACACCTGGCGACTCTATAACTGTTACTATTGGTGCTGGTGGTGCTGGTGGACTTGGTGGACTATATCGTGGTGGTTCGACAGGTGGTTCATTTGGTGGTCGTGGTGGCTCTGGTGGTTCAACAGGTGGACAAACATCATTTGGTGGTTTCATAACTACTTCTGGAACATCTGGAACAACTGTAACTAGGGTTGGTAGTGCAGGCACTGGTAGTTACGCTACTATAAGAACTTATGCTGCAACAGATTCCATTACAGGGAATGGTAACTACAACGGACGAAATGGTGGAACTGGCGCCGGCGGTGTTGTAGAAATAGTCTACTAATAATATAATGAGGTGATAACTTGGAATGGTCTTTTGTTAAAGACGGTGTGGTTGTTGAAGTTTTAGTATCTGACGAAAATTTTGCAAAACAATACGCTGAAGAAAATGGGTATACCCCTATTCATTATAAAAGAAATGATATAGATGCACATATGGGTTGGCATACTGATGACGGATTACACTTTTACGACCCCAACTATGATGAAAAAATAAATGGCCCAGTGTTAGGTTTGGAACAACCTATTAGTGCTGGTATGAAGGAAATATGATGCGAGTGATTGATTTAGAACCAAAATACCATTGTCAATGGGATAATACAAATTTTTTCATATATCATGCAAATAAAGGTGAAGGACATTCGGAACACGAACATCCATATGCTCATGCAGTTGCTTGTTTTGCTGGTAAAATAAAAGTCACAAAAGAAAAAATTTCTGTAGTATTAACTAGTGAAAATGAACCAGTAAGACTCAAAGAAAATGAATGGCATGAAATTGAAGCATTAGAAGATAATACAATTTTTATGAATATTCATTCAGTAGATCGATACTGATTTTATGAATGACATTCAACATTACCTAGGCAATCC